GATGTTTGTCAGTTCACGGTCCAGCTGCCAAACCTGTATGTCGTAGGTATTAGGGTAGGCGTTGTACGTGAAGCCGAAGATGGCGTGGTACTGCGTTGGCGAACCGTCAACCAGCAGGTGATGCATGCGGATTCCAGGCAATGGGTTAGATGGCCTGTGGTGTACGATTCCGAACTGCGTAGGCACCACGCGGTTTTGCCCGCTCAACATCTCCACGCAGTTGAGCCTGTGGATGGTGCGCGTGGTCACGTCGTCGTCGGTGTACCAGCTTTCAGTAGGCACGAATGCCGCCGAGCTATTGAGCGCCTTGAGATAGTTGTAGCCGTAGAAGTCGAGGCTGTCACCAATCATTGTCTCCGGCAACTCCAATACCGCGCGTGCATTGTCGTCGTCGTTTATGGCCCTGTAAAGAATTTTGTCCCCTTCAAATTCAACAGTGTCAATTGGATATACTTCGGGGTTTGTTACAACGGCGCTATCAAATTGGCTGTTATAGACCGTGGTAAGGTTTCCGTTATAGTAAATGCCTCGCAACGAATAACCACTATAAATAACAACGCCTGTGTTTGTTGTGTCAGGGTCAGAGGGGAAAGCTGGCGCAGTGATGACCAAGTCCATCTCGTACGATCCGGCCACGTTCATTTGCAACGGCAAGGTCACGAACTCAACACGGTCTGTGTTTGTCGACGTCCAACTGGCGTTGTTATAAGAGAAATTCACGACAAGCGCGTTGGTGCTACCTGCCACTGGCAAGCTGCTGGCCGTTGTATAGTTCGTTGTACGTTTAAGGTATAGCCCGTTAAAGGCAATTAAAGCAGCTACACGGAATCGCACCAGCCTGCTATTCCCAATCAGGGAACCATCAGCAGGCCATGTCAGCTGGAGCTTTGCCTTCCATGTAATGATGTCTCCCTGTACTACAAAATCAATAGGTAAAATAGCTGCAGTCCACGGTCCTGCTTGGGTCACTTCGGAGGTTGAGCCTTGAGCTGTATAAGCCGATAAATTGACAGCAGGTATCAGTTCTCCAAAGTTGTATGTGCGCTGCACTTCGGACAGCGGATTCAGGTAGCCGTATGTCCAGCCGCGCTCCTTGATGTAGTTTGCTCCGAAGCTGAATGTCGGCCGTGCGACGGTGGCTGTTGTGCCTACGGCGCTGCTCGTTATAGGCGTCAGGGTAGCGTCTGTAGCGTCTGCCTCCGCCGCAAAGATGGATTGCGTCATGAAGGCACCATCCACTTGGAACATGCGCAAACCTAACAGCGCAAGGATTTCGGTCAGCACGGTGTATGTGCTGGGGTACTTCACCTCGCCGTTCTCACCATGCTCTTGCAGGCCGTAGTGCTCTATAGCGATGGCTGTAGCAGCGGTGATGACTGGAGTAGCCTGCTGGCTGCATCGAAAGAAATCCTCAAAGGTGGTACGGGTCGAGCTGTTAAGGCTAATCCACCGGACCTTGTTGATGCAGTTGATGAGGTGACTGCCGATGCTGGAAAGGCCGCTGTACGGCGTGTTCTCGTCGACCTTGTAGGGTATGCTGTCAAGTGCCTTGAGGTCGTCGGATGCAGTCATCTGCACCTGCTGTGGCCATGCCTCGTCGGTCACCTCCACCTGATCGGCGAAGAGAACGCCACGCCAGTATGCCTTGTATGTGGTGTCGAGGTAAAGCACTTCCACCAGGTGCCGCCCTTCTTTGCTCCCGGGTAGGTTGTCTATTAGCTGCTCGGTGTCGCTGTCCTCGACGATGTAGGTGAAAGTCAGCGTGGATGGGATGATGTACTGAAGGCGGTCATCGTTGCTTCCGTCGTACGAAAGCTCGAAGATGTTGCCGCCCACCTTGAACGGGATGACGGTGGAGCCGCCGTAGTCCGCGTCGTAGATGTTGATGCGGTAGGTGATGCCTACGAGGTTGGTAGCTTCGGCCTGATAACGTAGTGCCATTAGCGGATGCGTTTGCGGTCAGAAAGGGAGCGCTCGTTTGAGAGCATGATGTCGCGGCCGCGAAGGCGCCCGGTGACGGTGACATTGCCACCGCCTCCATCTACGCCTGCCATCTGCAGGAACTCGCCCATGCGCTCGAACGGGATGACGGCCTCCTTGCCGGAGGGGTTGTCACCAATCATGGCAAGCATCGGCCCGGTGGTGAGACCGCCCGTCGCCAGTCCCACGAGGTTAGTGAAGACGGATTTGATGAGGCCCATACCTGCGGTGATGAGGGCAGGCAGGACGATAGCCGCCGCCGGTCCGGAACCTACGGCTGTCTGCCCTGCCGCTTGAATGGCGAGGGCTGTGGCGGCGTTGAAGGCTGCGTCGATGGCTGCGCGTGCCACGCCCTTCATGGCTTCAGCTGCACCTTCAGCCCCAGTAATTATGCCTCCAAGTGCCGCGCCGAATTGTTCGCCCACTTGAGCCATACTGCTGCCGAGGTTGTCTAAAATTTGCTGGATTGACAGCAGGTTTTCCCGTGCTTTGGCCACGGCCTGCTCATTCATGAATGCCGCAACCAGCGCCGTGTTGTCGCTGGGTGCCATCAGCCCACGTTCCGGCAGCGCGTTTGGAACCTGCGCAGGTCCTCGCGCCGTCAAGCCTACCATGTCGGCTGGCCGTTGACCTGCAGCTGCTGCCCCTCCTCCTTCGCCACCAGCGGCCGGCGTCGCCAGCTTTTTACTGATAACAGGAGCGGCAGGAATTTTGTCTAGAGCTTTGCTAAAATCGGTAACGGCCGCGGTTGCCTCGTCGCCTTTGTATTTGATGGACTCGAAGAACTTGTCGCTGGTTTGCTGTATGCCCTTGAGGAATCCGCCAAGGTTACTGTCTACGCCAAGGGCGCCGAGCACAGCATCTACCGCGTTGCCTACCTGTGAAAGGAAACCTAAGAATACACCTACAACCATTTGCAGGATTTCTACTGTGATGTTGCCGATGTATCCAAGGAAGGCGCGCCAGTCGCCTTTGAATAGGGAGCTGAAGGCGTTAAACAGGTTGCCGATGACGCCGAAGATTCCACGGAACACCCGCATCACCAGGTCCATGACGTTCTGTATGGCGAACAGGAAGTTGTCACCAAACTCGTCCCATATCATTTGGATGATTCCAACGAAAGCAGTCCACGCTGCCTGCACGTATTCGACCACTACGTCGAAGGATTCCTTCAGTCCAGTCCACGTGCCCGCTCCTTCGCCGCTGCTGAAGTAGGCGACAATCTTGTCCCAGTTGTAGATGATTAAAGCCACCGCCGCGACGACGGCAGCGCCGATAGCGACGTACGGGTTGGCCAGCACGGCGATGTTCAGCTTCAGCTGCGCTATAGTCAGACCAGCGAGCGCGGTGCGGATGCTGGTGTATGCGCTAATCAAGCCGCCGATGGCAATGACCAAGGGACCAGCTACGGCGAGGAGGCCGCCCACCACCACGATAGCCTTCTTGGTGCCATCGCTAAAACCGCTAATACGATCTACAACGCCCTGCAGGTAGCCAACCACAGGTATCAGCGCCTCGTTGATGATGGCGCCGAAACTTTCGGAGAGGTTGCCTACCTCGTTGGCCATCTGTGTATAGGGGTCCGCGTTGGCTGCTGCCTCCGCTGCTCCCCCGAACTGTGTCTCAAGCTCGCCGAGGATGATGGACTGCGCAGCAGCTACGTCACCCGATTCTACCAGCGCCGCAATTTGCTCCTTCTGCTGTGCGGTGAACTGCACCCCGGCGCGGCCGAGGGCCGTCACGCCTTTGATAGGATCGTTGAGCGCCTTACCTACCTGCACCGACGCGCTCGTCAGGTCGGTGCCCAAACGGGTCGACAGGTTGAGGATAGCGACCTGCGCCTTGTCGAACTCGGTGCCGGTGACGTTGGTGAAGGTGAGCAGGTTGGCCGTGACCTCCTTGAGGATTTGGTCGTCGTCGTACAGGCTGATGCGCTGCAAGCCTGTGGCCATCTCCTCGAGCTGGCTGACCGAACGGCCGGCCGCTCCACCCGTCGACTTGACGGCCGCTTCAACCTGCGCGATAGCCTTGGCGCTGTCGACGGCGTTCTTGGTGGCCAGCGCCCCGAAGGCTACAATGGGAGCGGTGAGGCCTATGGACAAGGATTTGCCCACGTCGTTCATTTGGCTCGCCGTGTCCCGCAGCCGCTTTGTGGCGCCGTCAAGAGCTTTGTCGAGCTCTTTCGTGTTGGCGCCAAATATGATATTTAGGATTGCGTCTTTAGCCATCTTTCCTGTTCAGTGCTTGGCTCATCTTGTCGAAGAGCTGGTTGTGCTTGGCTGTGATCTTGGGCGAGGTTGACTTCTTGCGAGACGATGCGTATGGATTGAAGTCCGACCACTCATACGGTCGTGAATTTTTGCCCCGGTTGACATTCGCCAGCATCGCGAGGACGGCGCTGGTGTGCATCCACTGGAGTTCGTCTCTGAATTCATAGGAGCGCAGAAGTATCATTACCTCTCCGAAGGTACTGCTCCAGAAAATAGCAGGGTCCTTGCCGCGCTCGAGCCAAGCTACGTACAAGGACCTCATGTCGAACGGCTCACCGCCGCCGCTCTCTCCGCTTACTTTTTTTTTGTGTCCAGCTGAAGGGCCGTAAGCACATCCTTGCTGACCTCGTCCCAACCCACCGAACCGAAGAGCGCCGCGAACTTGGTGAAGTTCAGCGGCAGCTCTTGGTCGGTAAGGATGGCCTGCGTCCTGACTCCTGCCCATACCAGCTTCGGGAGGTTTGCCAGGGCTTTCTGCTCCAAGAGTTCCTGCAACTGGTCCAGCTTTGCATCTTCCTCTTCGAGGAAAAGGTTGAGTGCGTAGAGGTTGAGACAGACGTCCACCGTCAGGTCGTCCGTCAATTGCAGCGAGAACTTGCCTTGGAGCTTGTTAGCCATTATGTGTTCAGGTTAAATACAGCCTTTGAAGTGTCGAGGACGGTCTTGTAAATCGTGCCGTCGCCTTCAAAGTTAACAGAGAAAGAGGCCACTTCGTTCAACCCAGCCGTTTCTTCGTAGCTGGTGATGTACGCCTTGCCCCAGTACATGAGGTCGCCATCAAGACCGGTGGTCCATGCCACCTTCACCTTGGTCTTGGCTTTCCACAGGGTGAAGAGGTCGGCCGCGCTGCGGACAGAGCTGCTCAAGCCGTACTCGACAAGACCGTCGGCGGTCATGGTCCACGACAGCGAAGAGGTCAGGATTTCGCGCTCGCCGTCGTTGTCTTTGGTCGTGGCGTCGATGACCTCCATGGAACCGCTGAAGGTGCCGGAGGTGGCGCAGGCAACAATCTCCCAGGTGTCGTTCTCAGAGGTGTTGTCGCCGTACGTGTTGCCGCTGAAGGTGCCGCTGTTGGCGCTTTCGTTGGAGATGAAGATACCGATCGCGTTGGAGCGGATTTTACCGGTGGTTGGCATGTCTTAAAAGTTAAAGGGTTTCAGTTGGGAAAGTTCGGGAAAGTCGCCGACTACCTCCGTGGGAGGGAAGCGGTCGGGCTTGCTGGCGAAGCCACGGAAGGTGTTGATGTTGACCTCGCTCTTGATGTCCACAATCATAGGGGTCTCGCTCTTGAGCAGGAAGGTGAGCTGGTCGGTGCAGCGGCTGATGTTGGTGCGGAAGCACGCGTCGAGACCGCTCATCAGCTCGTACTCGTAGCAGTGGCCGCGGTGCTTTTGGCAGGCTTCTACCAGCCTACGCGAGGTGCAGCGTCCTACGTTGGACTGGCCGCGCCCGCTGAAGAGGTGTGTCTGTCCGGTCTTGCTGTCGACGATGTAGAACGCGGCGTGTGCCACCCACTGGCGCCCGGCCTTCAGCTCCTTGGCCATCTTCTCTGCCCAGTCGTTGCGCAGGATGTTGTCGGAGCAGTATTCCATCAGGTAGTCGAACTGCATGTGGCGCAGCATGTAGCGCAGGCCCATCTCGAACTTGCGCCCGACGGGGTGGTTGCCTACCTCGTAGTGGATATAGTTGCGCTTCTTGCATACCGCCGCAAGGCCCGGGTCGTCGCCGATGACGCATACCTCCATCTCGATGCCATGCTCGAGGAACTGGCCGCGTACGCGGTCGAGTGCGTCCATGGCGATATTGCGGATGCGCGGCCGCTTGTAGACCGGGAAGTGTACGGCAATTTTCATTTGCTCTTGCGTTGGGTGATGTACCACTGCTTGTCGATGCAGTGGACGGTGATGCCGTCGTAGGCGCGGTCCATCGATGCCGATGCGCTACCGTCGATGGTGACCGTGGTGTCTGCAGCTGCTGGTCGTAGGGTCAGTGTCCGCTGGTTCGAGAGGTGGCTGCCCGTCTTGATACGCACCTCACGCCCTTCGCTGGTATCTACCTCCGGTAGGCGCAGGGTGGATGAAGCTGAGCCGGAGCCGCTCGCGTAGTTGCAAAAGATGAGGTGGTCATCGCTGGCCACGGTAAATGTGGTGCCGTTGGTCAGGGTGATAAGGCGCGGGTTGCTGTACACCGCCCCGTAGATGTTTAGGTCGAGGGTGCTCTCCCATACCGACGTGCTGGCGTTGTATTCCAGGCGGCTGTAGCGCGCCGGGCTGGTGGCGTCTACGTCGTAAATGTCGTCGAGGTACAGCTCGCCGAGGTCGGCAAGGGCGGACGGGACGGTGACGTTGTCGCGGACAACGCGCACGTCATACGTCTGCGTCAGGGTAAAGAGGTCGATGGCCTCGAAGACGTCGGTCACCTGGTTGGTCAGGCGAATTTCTGCGATGGTATTGCCCCCGTAGCCGTCGAGCGCGGCACGTACCAGGACCGCCAAGGCGTTGGCGTCTTTGGGCTTGTCCTCGATGATGGTCACCTGCACGGTGTTCGTGTCCATCGTGCTGGTGCTGTCGTGCGTGTCGGCAGGGTCGGTAGCAATTTGCTGCACCACGATGGCTGGAATGGTGGCGCCTTCGAGCCGAGACAGCGGGTATATGCGGTCAGCGGTGGTGATGGCCGTGACGTTGGCGTCTGCCTTGAGGATGTCGATGACGAGGTTGATCATGCGAAGCCTTTTTTCTTTTTGAACTTATCGATGACCTGTATGGCGTCCTGATTAAATCGCTGGATGGCCTCTTCACCACGGCTGGCCAGCACCTTGCCATAGATGTCGTGCCCTTGGAAGCCGGGGTGTTTAATTTGTTTTATGCGATGGATGTATCCTGTTTGCGCATTGCGCACCATAAAACCACCGCGACCAGTGCCGCGTGTCCCAATGGCACCACCCCGTGTGGATTTGCCCTGCCCTCCCGTCCGCACCTGTGGCGCGCTGCCTTTCTGTAGTAGGTGGTTGTACTTGATAGGCGCGGCTGTCGTCGCCTTTGGGCTGTCGAGGTAGCTGCTTTTGGGCTGGATGTTGAACCGCTTCTTGGACGTCTTGAGGACGACGTAAGGCTTGTACTTCTTTTCGTTACCTGAGACCACCTGCTGCGCCTTGGACCACGAACCTGAGCCGCCCAGCTGTTGGCCTAAGGTTTTGGCCTCATTGCGCAGCACAGCGGCAGCTTTTATCTGAGCTTGAGAGATAGCCTTTCCCTTCAGTTCCAGTGGCAGCTCCTTGAGGGCAGCCTCGATAGCCTTGACGCCTGCGGCATCCACGCGCACGTTGAAGCCTGCCATCAGTTCCTAAGCTCGGTAAAGACGCGCAGACCTTCGCGGCGGCCGATTTCCTCCACGCCTACGATGTAGTAGTACTGGCTGTTGTACAGGATGCGCATCGTGGAGTTTACCGTCGAGAGGTAGCGCATGGTCCACTGCGTACGGGTGAGGGCGGTCTGCCGGTCCACTTCGACCACCTCGCCGGAGCCGCGGTCGAGCTTGTCAGCCCACACGGTGGCCAGCGTGGTCCACGTCACGACGTCGTAGTTCCAGTCGTCTTTGGTCACCGTCGGCTGCTCGATGACGATGCGGCGGTCCATCTTACCGATCCTCATGCGTAGACGCGGTAAGTGGACAGCAGTGCCTGCACGCCCATAGGTAACTCGCTCACGATGGTACCGGTCACAACCTGCTGCCGGTTCTCGTAGTAGTGGCCGCACAGCAGGCGCATAGCCTGCAGGATAGGACCGGGCACCGTGCTGTGCCCTGCCGTCGTGTTGATGATGACCTGGTTGTATCGCTCGAGGTAGACGGCCGGAGGCGCGTCGAAGGCGATGCGCTGCGGCGATCCCACGAGGTCGGCATACCACCGCGCAGTCGACAGCGTCTGCAGCACGTTGTCCACGTCGTAAAACTGCACCGACGAGATGGCCGTGACCGGCCCGGCCGGGAACTGGTTGTCCTCGAAGGAGTCCATGTAGAAGGTCACCGTGCCCGAGCCGAACAGGCGGCCCGTGTATTCCTCGCACGCCTGGCGCGCCGAGGTGAGCAGGAAGCCGAGCGTCGTGTCGTCATCGTTGCCGTCAATCCTCAAGTAATTCTTGAGGTTGGTGAGGCTGATGAAGTTGGTGTCGGTAGGCTCCGCCGCGCGGCTGTATCGCATAGTCATAGGTCAAAAGTAAGAAAGCCCGGGGGAGTGCCCCGGGCCTTCTCTATGGTGTCAGCTCTGCAAGGATTATGCGCCCACCGTGAACCGGACGTCGCCCGTGTGTGCGAAGTCGGCGTCGGCGTACATGTTGAGGATGAGGCGGGTGATGCCCGTCGCAGCCAACGTGTACGGGTCGATAACGAGGTCGGCTGCTCCGCCGCCCCAGTATGCCACGTAGCAGTTCTCCATGTTCGCGATAACGATCGGAACGAGGTCGGCCTCGTTGTTGATCGTCGTGGATGCCGTGTTGTTGGCGTACACTTCGCTGTAGATGTCGTAAGATGCGTCAGTGATGAGGCCAGCAGCTGCGAGCGAGGTGCCGTATGCTTGGTATCCGAAGATGGCGTTGTCCTGCATGATGGGGATAGCGCCGCCGGAGACCGTCGGGGTGTAGCGCGCCGTAGCGAGCAGGCCGTGCGACGTGATGAACGCCGTGCTGTTCGTCAAGGCGTTGGCGTTGCCGAGGG